GCTCAACACTAAAGCCAACACCTGTTCCACACATAAGGATATACATTGTTTCATCAAAAGCACGTGGGCTATCGACAGGTACATAAGAACAGTTGTACCCACCAACGTGGCATCTGTCCAGTGCAGGACCGCTGGTCATCAATGCCCTCATACTAGGCATGATAGCTTGATTAAGTACAGCTTCTTCTAACTCTGCACGTAGTGTGTTAGGCAAAGTATAATTATGTTTATCTTTTAGATGCCCTGACATGTAATCAAAGTAACGGGTGACGGTTTCTCCCCATGTTTCTCTGCGCTGTTCATCTTCTTTCCAACGAGCGTAGCGTGATAGTGCTATAAAGTTCTGGTAGTCTGTAGGTAGTGTGTTACTAATCATATTATTACTCCGTTAATGTTTTCATGTTTCTGATTTCAGCACCGTCTATATCATAGAAATATTCACGTATGCCATCTTCTAATTCTTCCCCAACCTGTCCATCTGCAGGAATGGGGTACTCGTCTTCGTCCACCTCAATGGTAATAAACATCTTAACTTTCACCATCTGCCATTACCTCTTCAATTAATCTATCTAAGTACCACTTAGCCTTTTCCAAATCCTCTACTGGCTTATTCTTGTAGTCGAAACGCCAGAGGTATTTCATAATGTTGCCCTGTAGATAGTATTTGAAGCCGCTGTCTGTAGCAGCACTGATAGCGTCAATACATTCAATACCTGTCTGATTATAGTGTGGGGGGCTGTTGACCATATCAACAATATTGTCAATTTGTTTCTTTGCTTGTGCCATACGTAACTCCTCTTGTATCATCATTGCTTTCATGTAGTCTTCGTGTCTACTCATGCAGACCCTCTTGTTTTAGAGGTAAAGTTTAGATGTACTACATTACCATCGTAGGTTTTTTCTACACCTGCTTCCTCTTCTAGTTCTACATCAATATGCATTTCTTTGTCAATAACTTTCATTACATATTCGTGAACAATATTGCGTAGTTCCTCTACTTCCTCCATAACAGGTACAGCGGCACACATCATCTTAATAAAGTGCAGCACTTGGTGAAAGTCATCATTGTTCATAGGGTTATCATCACCATACATAATAGATATATCGACTTCCCCACTCCAAATTCCGTCTTCGTCAGCGTAAGGTCTTACTCGTATCATAAAATCTTCATCACGCATTTCCCTAGCCATCTTGTCTGTAATGTTATCCATATCTATCTCCTTTTCACTTTTGTGCCACCAAACTTGATAAACTTTGGGTGCTTGTTTTTGCCTTTTTCTTTCAGCCACTCTTCTGGAATAATTCTATCGTAGTACCGAAACCCGTATTTAATACACCATTCACCGTATGTAGACTTGGCACCCTTACGAAGTTTGCGTCTGCTACTTTCAAACACAAAACGAATATCCAACTTGGGATGCTGCTTTTTAATAGCCAGATGCTTACGTCTATCTGCTGCGGTAAACTGTCCTTTGGTTTCTATAATGATGCCATTGGACAGCACAAAATCAGGGGTGTATGTCCTGTACGCCAAGTCTTCCCATTCTATCTTTACTGCCTCATACAAGAAATCAATCTTGAGTTCTTTGAGATAATCAGATACCTTGAGTTCAAGACCGCTACGATACCCGTACTTTCGTGCTGCCCTAAATTGTTTTGCGTTAGCCAACTACATCTCCAATGTAGCTTACCGTTGGCGGGTTCTTTGCCTTTGACTTTACAGCAGGTAACTCAGTAAGATTATCCCAGCAATCAAAGCGATAGCTGCAAAATTTACATCCGTCATTAAGGACTTTATTACCTGTGGGCTTGCCACGAAAAGTTTCAGGCACTGGTTCAAAACATCTTTCAAACTTGTTCTCCTTTACTTTATCTACAGTTTCTTTTATTCGTGCAACTTGTTTATCTACATCAAGTCCAGATGCCGCCAAGTATTTAAACTTGCCGTTTGCTTTGTTGATTACCCACCAACCACCAGCTTTTTTGCCAAGTGCTTTGGCGTATCCTGCAAGTTGGCTGACATAGCCGAATCCATCACCGCCGGATAAGGACTCGTATGAATCGAACTTGTGTCGGTATGACCAGTCTGAAGCTGACTTAATATCATCAACTGCACCATCAATGACAAGATCATAACTACCAGAGATGTTATCATTGCCAATGTTAAGAGAAACTTTGTTTGTGTCTTCATACTTTACTCCTGCTTCTGTTAGTAAACCTTTGAACACAGCTTCAACGATATCGCCTATCATCATGTTCATTACGAAGGTAGTAGGCAATGGCAATGCTACCTCTGGCTTATTCTTATCGTACCAGAGTTGGCAAGTAGGGCGACCTACATTAGACATACGTAATGTAAAATCGCCTCTACCTTTACCACTGCCAAACTGACGTTGCATAGCATCTACAACATCATTAGCAACCTGTTTGATTGTGTCATCTGACATAACAGATTTGCCATTCACTGCATCCTGTAGGTACTGATGCACTGCCAGTTCAGCCGGATGATTCATTATGCTACATCCTCTTCGTCAATCTCAATGTCAACTAAATCGTCCAACACTTCTGCATCACCATCTTCCATCTTTGCATTTGCATTCTCAGCCCATGCGTTTGAGATGTATGAGTTGTAGTTATCAACCCATGACAAAAAGTCGGTGAACATGTTGTTGTCATCAGGCGTGACATCAATGACATCGTGAATGTTTAGTGATACAACAGGAACGAAAAAGCTGTTACCATTTGGCATCTTACGTTCTGCAGTGTTTGCAACAAAGTTATGCATCACAGGAAGTCGGCTCATCTTTGCAAGGCTTACGAAGATATCCCCTACAACTTTAAACGCATCACGGTTATCAATCTCCCATATGAATGGTGTTGCACCAAGTTCAACTGACTCACCTTTTTCATTCATCGGATTAGTCATCTCAACAGTACCAAGAACAACACGCACACGCTTAATCTGCTTAATTAAGTCTTGTGTCTTCTCTGGCAATGCCTTGAAGTCCTGAATGTAGCCAGCAGGTTTACCACAGTTAAAGCCACCATCATTGTCCTTGAGATCAACATTCAAGTCATCATGCATGATAGTCTTAATGTAGCGGTTAGGTGAGTTTGCACCACCCATAACAAAACGCTTATACATGTAACGCTGTACGTATGGACGTACCTTTATGGACGTAGCGTAGTATGTTGGACCATCTGGAATCTCCAGCTTGTATGTGCCACCTTCAATTACTTCTACATTGACATTCTTTCCATTAACTTCTGCAGTACCCATGACTGGCGAATGGTTAATCCGTAAACGAGCAAGAGAACTGCTTTTACTCTTACCTTTACCTTCGTTTGCAATACCCATTGCTTTCGCCATTAAAGCATAATTATTTGGGTCAATAGTTGTGATTTCTGTTGTCATATATTATCTCCTTTCTGAGTGAATGAGGCATAGTTATATCATGCCACGTCTTTTGTGTCAAGCCAATTCGGACCTATTTTTGCTTCTAAAAGCAACGGCACATTAAAGTTTATTCCCCAACGTGTCGCTATTAGTTGTGGTAGTACATTATTTGTTTCGTCTATCACATTGATTACCTGCTGTTCTTCGTCAGGATGAACGTCAATGACTATACTATCATGCACTGTGTTTACTATACAAGATTTTTTATCCTTTAGCAGTGTGTCTATGTGTAGTAATGCTATTGGTACAATGTCTGCTGTAGCAAATGACTGCACAGGATAATTTTTAATCTGTGTAAAGTGACTTACACGCCCGGTAGACTTGCGCACTACGTCAGGAAACGAGAACTCTCGCCCACTAGGTGTGGTTATCTTCTGTGTTTCTAAAGCCTCTTTAGCCAGTCGGGAATGCCAATCGGCAACTCCTTTATACTTTTCCGTAAAGTGTTCATAGTACTCTGCTTCCGCTTTTGTTCTGCCAAAGCCTGTTGCTCCATATAACGGCGCGAATGTATGCGCTTTCGCATCCTGTCTGCTCGTAGGCTGACCAGCATCGGTAATAACTTTAGCGGTGTATGAGTGTACATCAAATCCAGTAGAAACTTCTTCAATCGCAACTCCATCTTGTGATAAATATGCGGCGGCTCTGAACTCCAACTGTGCAAAGTCGGCTTCCATTACCTTGCCACCTTCAAATCGTGACACAAATACTTTCTTTACAGGAAACGTGCCGCCACGGGGCATGTTCTGCATGTTGGGGTCAGCACCAGACAAACGACCAGTAGCTGTACGATGCTGGAGAAGGCGTACGTGCAGTAGCCCATCGTGCTTGGTGTTTGTCTGGATACCTTCCACAAAGGAAGACAGATAGGTTTGAACAGCACTCAGCCTACGCACCTTACGTAGAAACTCCGCTGCATCTGTCATCCCTTTACTACGAGCAGCACCTTCTAATATTTCTAGGTTCAGTTTGCTTGTAGTAAAGCCTGTTGCGCTTGCCCACTTAGGTGATGGTGGCTTAAACTTAAAGCCTGCAAGCACATCTGTTTGTTTAAATAAGAAACCTTCACCAGAACAGTCTGGACATTTGTTAGGCTTCTTAAACATTTCGCCATTCTTCTTTACCTTATGTATTACACCAGAGCCACGGCAAGTGCGGCATTGCTCTGCAGTTGTACGATAAAGACGCTCTGTGTCAGTAGATAGAAGACGGTCAAACTCTTTGCTGTCCATGTATGGGTCAACCTTAGTTGCCCAATCCATCTTTGACTTTACTTTACGTCCATACACAACCCAAGACAATTGTTCTGGACTGTTTATATTAATAGGTGTATCTCCCATTACTTTACGTACAGTAGACTCAAGAGAAGCTTGAAGTTCTTTCTGCTCCTGCTCAAACTCTTTGCGTACATCCTCAAGCACAGACAGATCAACCTTAAACCCACGCTGATAGATACGTGCTAGGCAAACAGCCATTTGATTAGTTAGATCAACAGTACCACGTAAACCAGCGTCAGATTCTGTGTTCAGACGATAGATCAGTTTATCAGAAAGCTGTTGCGTAGCATGAAGATCAGCAGACAAGTATTCACATAACTCGTTATATGGAATATCCCTAGTGCTATAGCCCTTTGCAAAGTATTCTTTCAACGTGTCCTGCTTCTTAGTGTCAAGTTCGTAACGCTCCGCACATGCCTCAAGTGATAGCGGCTCTTTGATACCACGCTGTAGCACATACTCAGCCAGCATCGTGTCAAACACAGGACCATCATATTTGAAGCCGGACTCCCACAGCCACATCAAATCGTATGCAGCATTGTGACAGATGAGTACAGTAGCTTGGTCAAGATACCACTGTACACGCTCGTAGTAATCCTGCTGATTAGGAACATCACTATGGTCAAATGGGAAGTGTTGCTCCATACCTTGGTCAGTCAACACACCAATCATAGTCAGTGAGTTCTCTGGCTCAAATGGGTCAAGGTGCATCTTGCCATCACGCTTGGTGACTGTGTTCTCTACATCAAGTGTTAGTTTCATACTGTATACCTCGCTGTTTGATATTGCAATTCGCAGTGTACCACACCGTGCCACCCTGTCAATTTATTTTTGACTACATTCAAGTGACGCTGATTGTCTTCTTCATCCTGCCCCTCAATGACAGGGTTCTTGGCAATCAGCACCATCAAGTCAGCCTCTGCCGCTTTACCTGTGCGTGAACCTTCCATCATAGATTGATTGAGTAGTACCTTACCTTCAGCATCAGCAGACAACTGCGACATATAGAAGATAGCACACTCATGCTGTTTAGCAATCATACGTGCATGTACCGCATTTGCTTTTAGTGCTTCGTCCATACGAGCAAAGCCACCTGTCTTGGCAAACTTATCACCCATGTCAAGCAGTACGATGTCTGGCTTGTATGACTTGCAGATAGACTCTACCCAATTCATGTCACGACCAGTTGCATCCTTAATCTTGATACGCTCCTTGACAGGTGCATACAACTCACGTGCCTTTGCTGGATTGTCTTTGATCTCACGCATTGTCATGCCTGTAGCGGCAGTCAGATAACGTGCGCCTACACGGTGATAACCTTCCTCATTACATAACACAATGCAGTTAGCACCTTGGTGTGCAAAGCCACCGGGTGCCGCAATCAGTGAGGCATGAAACGAAGTCTTGCCAGTATTAGGACGTGCGCCAATCTCAATCAAGTGACCAGAGTTAACACCCTCTACCTTTCGTGTCAGACTAGGAATATTAAACGTCCAACGTGCCTCAAGGTCAGCTTTTGCCATGAGTGTTTCAATGTCGATGTCATCCCACTCTACATTCAAGTTTGGTGTGAAGTCATCTCCATACTGCTCAAGCAACATGCGTAACGGCTCAAGGCTAGACTTGTCACCATTGACATAATCAAAGCCAAGATTGGCAATGTCTTCTCCAACAACCTGCTGGAATAACTTAGACAACACTTCTTGTGCAACATCACTGCCCATTGGTGTTTCTGTTTTAACCTTATGGAACAGGCTTGAGTACGCTTGTTTCTGTGCTGTCGTAAGCGTTGGGTTGTTTGCCATGAACAATGCTTCAACTTCATCAGGTGACACACTACGGTCATACCTATCCAT